GTTAAGACCCTCAGAGTCTTTGTATTCTTTAAGAGCTGCGCGTATAGCACCTCGTTTAGTTTTAGCCCAAACTGTATTCCAACCACCACCCTCGAAACTGAACATATATTGTTTTTCAACAAGAACTCGAGGAATGCGTTCAGCCTCATTAATCAATCCACTGGAATTAATCGTATTTAGAATTTCTACCGCACTATTATATTTAGCACCACGACCGACTAAATTCTCGATGTAGTCCTCTAGGGCTGATTTTAAAACTGATTCTTGTTGTTTGTTGATTTTGATCTGCATGAACTCTACTTTAGGTTAACTGTTTTAATTATACTACTAATATACAAAAATAATTTGACATAAAAAAATATTTACGCAATTATTTTCATATAATGTGCAATTAATTAGAAATCAGAAAATATACCTAGTAGCTTTTCAAGTTCTTGTGGTGTGTTTCCCCATAAATCTGTTGAAACGTTAATGATCCTACTCTTAGGATCTGACTTGTGTCTTTTTTCAGGATAACCTATAATAGACCAAGATTTACTGGATTTTTTAGGCCAAGCTCCAAGAGGCCAATATGATAGTGAACAGTTAAGACTTTCTAAGAAATTCACACATTTAACAATAGAACAAGTTGAAGGTAACATGTTTCTGTCATTAAGAGTTGAGAGTGCTGCATCTAGATCTCCTTCTAAAAACCTAATAGTACCATTTAATCTATTTAGACTATCTTGTGCAGTTTTTGGATCGTGCGCAAAATTACCTAGATGGTATACAGTATCTTCTGGTTTTACCACAGTATTCCACTTTAAGATCAAATCATTTGTCATTTGATCAACATCAGTGTAAGACCTGTTGTATTTCTTAATAGCACCAGGACGACCTAGTTGTAGATTAGATGTTACAAATATTTTCATGTATTATTCAACTATAAATTTAATATTGTATTGGTCCCATAATAGATCTACGAATTCTGTTTCGTTTACACCATCTTGGGCATTCTTAATTCTTTTATCGTCTGATGTATCTAGAAATAGGTACAGGACGAAATCATAATGGGTAGAGTAAATCATAGACTGGCCAATTCCAGATCTAAGATCATCACCTGCATGTCCTTTCTTAAATTCAATGGCAATCTTAAGGCCATTCATTTCTAGGATCATGTCGGGTCGGTTTTGAGTACCCATGAATAAGATGTGAGAAACTGTAGTATTTACGTTACCTTCCCATTTAAGATTTTTCTTAACGTAATCTTTAGCTACATCCTTCTCTTTACCATCTTGTTCGACAATATAATTAGTCAATGATTCCACAAGATGAGGGTAGATAAATTGTTTTATCTGATCCTCATTCTTGTGTTTGTAATCAATGGTGCCAAAAATATCGTTGTGGGTTATTGCTTCTGAAACCAGATCAATAAACTCAGTTCGCTTTTGACTCTTATTTGCTCGATTCATTAGGTTCTGTTTCTAGCTCAGGTGTTACAGTTTCAACAGTTTTAAGACTATCTAGTTCTGCATCAACCTCTGCTAATTCAGCGTGCAAATCATTAAGCGTTGAATTCATAGCGCTTAAGTCTTGCATTGCTAGACCTACTGCTTCACCAATTTGTGTCAACATTGTGATGAATCTACGTGCATTTTCAATACCTGTACCTTCTACGTTAAGTAGAGCTTGGTAAAGTGCATTTAATTCATGACCTCTCAATGAGATAATTGGCTCTGCGTCTGTTGCTAATGCTTTAGACTGTGCCTTGAACTGATCATATAAAGAAACTACTACTGCTGCATTTTGCGTTTTCCACGTGTAGCTCTTATTAAGATGATCTTGTACGAGTTTGATTGATTTAGCGTTATCAAATTTTACGTCGAATCGCTTTTGAGCTGCTTCAGTTTGCATAGCATCAATTTCTGTAGCTAATTCTCTTTGTCTTTCTTGTAATTTAGTGTTCATGTTTGTTATTAATTTAATTATATTTATTATTTATCTTGGTTAAAAATCTGCGTTTGTGATCCTAATATCAAAGTCCCTAAAGTCTTTAAATTGTTCATCATCGGTATTCATACGTCTCATTATAGAGTCATTTACATCGTTCCTATAATTAAGTCTTTCGATTCTAGTCTTTCTGTCAATATCTAAATAAACGACTGCACATTGCTCTCTATAAAACTTAGGTAGCATGTCTAGTCCATCTTTACTCATAATCATCACATCTGAGTTATTAAAGTCCTCTTCAGTTTGTCCATAATACCATCCATTGAATTCCATATACTCAATAAACTTCTCTTGGCCTATCATTTCAATGAATTCAAATTCACTTATAAAATGATAATCCACTCCATCTACTTCATTTGGTCGGGGAGACCTAGTTGTATGGCTCACTCCTATTTTAAATCCTTTTTTTTGTAGCTTCTGTTTTAAGTGATCTTTACCAGAAGCAGCCTTTCCTACGAGTATTAATTTCATGTAGTTTATATAGAGGTTTTTAGTTTTGTTTATTTAAAAAGTCTATTAGTTATAGCAAGTCCAATTTTTTGTAATCCAGTTGGTTTATGTCCCCATAAAATAGCTTCATCCAAATTAGATGTCCAATCAAATAACGGTGTGCTTAGAAATAAGAAGTCCCAGTTATCAACGGTAAACTCTTTTACGTTTGCGCCATTAGGTAATCTAAATTCAATAGACAATAATGAATAAGGTCTAAAGTCTTTTACTATTTCAAAGAATGTAAATCCCCAACAATGATCTCCGTCGTGTAAATAAATATCTAAGAAATTAATCTTAAAATTCCAGCGCCTAGTTTTCCAGGCTATTTTCTGAAGTAGTCCCATTTTCCTGTAGTGTTTCTAGTTTATATAAGTCTTTTAATAATATTGAATACGTGGCTTCACATGATTCTTTGTGAAATACATCGGTAAATTCTTTCATATTGTCATATTTGGCCCATAAGTATTGACCAAATCTTTGATCCTCTTTGTTTCTGCCATCACCATTTGTTAATGACCACGAGATATATTCGCCGTTTAGTCTTGAGTAATTTAATTCCATTTTATTTTTTACAGTTACAGGTTCCGTTTGTACTACAATTACCCGTACACTTTTTTGGTTCTGGCATTGGTGTGGGGGATGGTGTAGAATGATTCCACATTTCATCCCAAAAAATCATATCATCTCCCATTTTCTACTAAGTAGGTAAGTTCAAATTCTGGATCATCGATAACATCCACTATAGTTGGTTTTAAAGCGCCATGGGCTTCCAGGATCTCACATGCTCTATCGTAAGCACTTGCGAGTATACAACCATTGACTCCAGAGCTGAGGTCACCAGGAACATCTAGAATGCTCTCAATGTACTTGTGTATAAAATCTCTATTGTCCATACTCATCTTCTTCAAATTCATCAAAATCTTCTAATCTACCCAATCTCTTAGGATTAAAATAGGATTCATCTTCGCGCTGTTTCTTTTTTTTGTAGTTGATCTTGCGCTTCCGATCTTCCGGACTGTAGTTGTCCGTACGCGTGTCCTTGCGTTTTTTCATTGCACTCTTTTTTAATTATTCTGGTTTGTCGCCCGGCCATTTAGTATCGGGGTATTCAAACGGTTGGTTTGAACTTGTTACTGTCCACCACGGTTGACTTGTTCGGTGTGGATCATATGTCCAGTCCGGTTGATAAGGTTTAAATGGCATAGTAGGAATTTGTGGCATTTGTGGGAATACTACTTGATCTGTTTCTTTTAAGAGAATAATAGTCTCATGAATAGAAATGATGCCGTCCTCTCTTAATCGGGTTACTATTGTTGTTTTTTCTAATAGATTGTTTAATAGACTATCGGCCATATCTACTGTGATATGCCCTTGTTCTAGCAATCGTGAAACTATCTGATCTTTCATATTTAGTTAATTTAATAGTTATACTGGGGGACTTTGGTTTTGTTTCAAAAAAAGAGCAACCATTTCTGATTGCTCTTTTGCGGAGGATGTAGGATTCGAACCTACGGTACCTTGCGGTACAACAGTTTTCAAGACTGCCGCGATCGACCACTCTGCCAATCCTCCTTAGTCCTTTAGCCTAAAGGTTTATTTATTCTTTTTCTTTTTGGTTAAATCCTCGATTTGGTGAAATAATTTATCAACAAATCCAGTGTTATCATTAAATCTAACATTAATATCTGCGATGTGTTTTGAGATACCATCTGCCATTTTATCTGTACGCGAATCAACGTAAGCATATAGCTTATTCATTTCATCGTGTGTATTATTATTTAGAGTGTCAGCATAGTCATGTAATTTATGACTAATATTGTCAATTCTGTCAATTTCTTGATCTATTCTGCGATCTAGCATTTCGTTATCCTTATGAATTTCTCGTTCTAATTCATTAATAACGTTTTGTAAATCTTCAATTTCTGTATACAAATCCTTGATCTGTAAACTGGTCTTAAACATACTCACAACCCCAGCTATTGCTAGCACTGCCAATACACCTAAAACGAATGCAATTGTTTGTTCCATATTATTTGTTTATTTATTTTTAGATCTTAGGCTAAAGAACTAGTTTTTTAATTTCCCATTTGATAATCGGCAGGTGGTAGTTCATCTAATAAACTTCCTACCTTTTCAGCTTCTACCTTTTCAAACTCATACTTGCCTTTAATGTATTCATTTAAGGCTTTACCTTGAGATGTTGCAAGATTAAATAAATTCCAGTCCGTAGCCTCTACCTCTTTATAAAGGTAAGACCCATGATTAAAATGAACCAATAAAGTTTTGTGTTCGTAATTGTATGATGCCGATTTCAATGTCGAGCTGTCATACTGTGAAATAGTCGATTTGATCATAGTATATTAATTTAAACATTATACTATGAATGTGGACTAAGTTTCAAAATAATTATTGACCGAAAATGTTATTCATACCACCCTTGCCTTTTGATAAAGTTGCCCATTGACTAGCGTCGATAGTAACTGTCATTGTTTTAGGGAATTGGACAGGAGCATTAGAACCGCCACCGCCTCCGCCAGGACCACTTTTAGGGTTTGTAGCGGGTGGTGTTTGATCGGGTGGCGAAGGATTACTGTCCTCAACGGTTTGCTTAAAGTCGCTTAATATAGTTGCAAGTCTTTCCATAGCCTCTTCTAAAGATTCTCCCATTTTTGATAGAATATCTTCTGCTGAACCACCATTAGCTAAAACACCAAGAGCTTCAAACATAGTTCTAGCTTCAACTAATTTTTCAAGATCCATTGAGTTAATAGCTTGTGAAATACCTGGCATACTCTCGCTAGTTTTTACCATACTATGTCCAATAGCATTCCATAATATCTTTTGTGAATTATAACCTTCTGCTCTATTTCCTTTATCAGTCGGTCCAATTAATGCCGAGAAGAATGCAGTGCCCTTCTTTTCATTAAATGAATTAGCAGCATTCACAATCGCAGGGACTGCTGTTTTCATTTTTTCAAATGAACTACCTAATGCATTAACATATAATTTCTTATAATTAAGTTCTTCGTTAGTCGCATCTTCTTGACCAGCACCAACAAATACTTTAAGAATATCTGACATTTTACCGGCGAAGGTAACAGTGTCCAATTTACCAACTGAACCTATAACTTCTTTGAGAGCCTCTCCTAATTTCTTATAGGGTTCTGCAATACTCGCAACAATATCCCTACCTTTTTCAAATGATGAAGCTGACCACCAATAATAACCATCATTACTACCTTGTGCTTGACCTATTTCTGTAAACACTTCTACTAGGGCTCTAATTAATAGTTTAGTATTCCCTGTTACTTTGGTCATAAGATCTTCTGGAGAACCTAATGTTTCATATCCTGTTGCTTTACCATCTTTATCAAACCCTGTTGGGAATTTAAGATTAGCCATATTTTGTACACCTTGTGCCAAATTTACTAAAGGTGTACCTACTCCTGTAACTAAGTCAATACCTTTCTGTATTGTGGATTTTCCAAACCATCCTCTAGACTGTGCGTCTGGATTTTTACCCAATTCTCCAAAAACACCCGATAAACCATTTACTATCATCCAGGTATTCGCCATAACCATTGGTAGATTAGTTGCGATATCTATCTTTTCGAATTTGATCGGATTACCTTCTTTATCCCATTCTACCGGGAAGTTAAGGTTTGCCATTGATTGGAATCCTTTAGCAATACCAGTTAATGCACTGCCCATACCTTGAACTGAAGAAATACCATCGGCAACTGGTGAATTACCTTTACCGGTAAGTATTTGAGCAAAAAGTGATTTCTTACCACCAGGGTACTTCTTACCAATTTCACCAAATACATTCGCCAATACACCTGTTATCATTGCAGCGTTTGCAGCTACTCTGATCGGTGCACCAGAATCCATTGATTCAAATTCAATCGGTTTACCTTCTTTGTCATATTTTACCGGGAATTTAAGGTTTGCCATATTCTGCATTCCTATTGCAATACCTGTTAGGGCAGAGCCCATTCCCATTACAGATGAAATACCTTGTGCAACAAATGATCCGCTACTGAATAATCCAGCAGCGCCCCCTGGAAATTTCTTACCAATTTCTCCAAAAGCATCTGCTAATACGGTTGTTACTAGTGATACGTTAACACCTAATAGAATTAAGTCTGTTTCTGCAGCTATTTTTTGGAATTCTTGTAAACCTTTACCAATTGTAATCAATGCAAGACCAGCCATTATTAAAGCCGGTGAAGTAACATACAGTGCAGCTATTTGTAATGGTCCAAGTGAGAATGAATTTGCAATAGCTTCAAACATAACTTCCATGTTTGTCATTGGTCTTCCACCGCCTATTCCTAAGAAACCTTTAGTTACTGTACCGCTATCTCCGAATAAACCACCTTTAACAAACATTTTTGATATTGGTAATTTATTCATTTCTGCTACACCTTTAGCAATTACTATTAATGCTAGACCTGCTATTATCATTGCTGCTGCACCTAGCGCAATAAAACCTGCAACTGGTGGAATACCTGCTACTCCAAATGCAAGACCAACACCCACTATAATTGCAGCCATCATGCCTAGATTTTCCCAAGTAACACCTTCAAGTGCCTTCATAAATATTTTGGTACCGATAGCTAGAACTATTAATGCAACACCTGCAACCATCATTGCTATTGATCCGGCTTCAATATAACCGGGTATTGGACCTTCTCCGGCTATGGACATTGCTATTGCAAGACCCCCAACTACTGCGCCCATCATGAGCATTTTTTCCCATGTAACACCTTCTAGAGCTTTGTTCATTGCCCAGACACCAACCGCTAGAAGAATCAATGCACCTGCTGCAAACATCATTGCAATTGCTCCTTTTTGAATGTCTTTAGCTTTTTTACCAGCCACGGCAAATACAAATGCAATGGCTGCAATTACTGCAAGTACTATAAATGTATTGAGAATATCTGCACCTGACATGTCAGGTAATATCAGGTTCATTAAATATATTGCTATTGTAAGTGCAAGTATAGCTCCTGCGGCTAATATTAAACCGAGAGATGCCTTTCTAATGTCTCCAACTTTTTTAGCTATTAGGCCAAATAATAATGCAACACCACCAACAATTAACATTACTTTAGCTACTTCTTTAAAACCGATTGCTGATAATATAAGATGTGATAAAACAATTGCGATAGAAAGTGATAAAATAGCTCCGGCAGCTAACATTAATGCAATACTAGTCTTTTTCATAGCCTTGTCAATTTGCATCTTATCCATCAACCAGAATACTCCAGCAATACCAATTAGTACTAGTATAGCTGTACCCAAACCTACTAAAATAGGTTGAGCAAGAAATCCAATTAATACTAAAGTAAGACTTAAACCTAAAAGACCTAATGCTAAGTCCCCTAAAGAGTCACCAAAAGCTGATATAGCATTTGTGTCTAGCTTCATCTTGCCTAAAATCATTAATAATAATCCAAAGCCTAGTAATACTGCTCCAGCCACCAATAGACCTTTTAATATTTGAGGTGCTAATAGTGCCATCAGTACTAAACTAACCGATAACCATAATAATGCTTTACCCACATCACCCAATGCGGCTATATTTGCTAATCCTTTCTCGTCCAGTTTTTTGGTGGCCCACATCAGACCATCCACCATTAATTTTAATAAGGGTACTATTAATAACATTGCCACTCCAGCAACAATTAATAATGGTAACGCTAAGATCATTAATCCAGCAAATTTTACGATTGACCAACCTACATCACTTAGAGCTAAGAGTCCATTGGTTAAAGCTTCCATTTTAAGCTTTAATTCTTTACCTTCGGGTGCTCTTTCTAATGCCTCAATAATTATACCTAAACCAAGTCCAATCGGTTTTAGTGCTCCTCCAACGATTCTGAGTACTAAAGCTTCTTTAATGGAAACTTTACCTTTGCCGCCACCGCCTCCGCCAGATTTTAAGGCGTTAACAAGCTCATCCATTTTTTGATACAGGTCACCTCCTACCGAAACTGCGGCTGCAGTTTGGCCTGTATTTATTGCTACTTGTTCTAGTGATTTATTACCAGATCCCATTCTTTCGAATGCGCTTGCTAAAAATGGTGGAATTAATTGAGCCAAGTTGTGTATATCTTTTTTAGTATACGACAGACGCTACTGTAATGTAGCGTCTGTCCATACTCTTTATATATCTTTAAAATTTAGGCATCTTCATTGAAGGTGCTTTCATTTGTGGGATCTTAGGCATCGCAGGCGATTTGTATTTAGAACTCATTTGGTTCTGCTGTTGCGCCTGTTGTTCTTCTTGATCCTTATTCTGATTATTCTTCTCTTTAATGTATTCCGACAGATTCTTAACGTAATACCAATACTCGTAGTAGTATAAGTTATCAACTTCTGAAGGTTGCATTCGGAGATGTATGCCCAGATAGAACTTAGTCTTAAAGTAATTCTCCAGCGAGATCTGAAATAATGAAAAGACTTTTGATGCCACCTGGGAAATCAAGAGGGGCTTTCGCGATCTCCCCATCGAATTCCATTTCAAGTGTTGTTTCAACTCCAATTTTCATTTTCTCAGCAAGTCTGTAGATTACCATAAACTTGTTTTGATCCCATGATTTGTAATCAACTTCTAAGTTAAAGATTTTAGGCAAATTCAATTGTCTCCAATCTGGCGTGATATAAGGTAGGACTTGAATAAATGCTTTGTCAAATTCAACCTCTTTTTCTTGACGATCCTTAAGGTATTTAGTGATCTCTTGCATAACACCAATTGAAGGCGGACGCATTCTAACTTCACCAGCGGATCTGGTTTTAATCACATAAGTTCTTTCTTTAGAACTATAGTAAGCCTCGATTTCATTAGGAACTTGAGTAGCTACCAAATATCTTGAAGTTAATTCAATATCAACTGTTTGCTTGGTGTGCTCAGTCTTACCCTTTAGAATTAATTTATTTTCTGGTTCAGGGAATGTAAGATCTCTAATACTTAACAGGATAACAATTCTGTCCTCTTCTAAAACATCCTTGTAAGATAATCTTTTATCTCCTGTGGTAATCTGCGTACACATTTCTACAATATGGTTTAATTTCTCTTCCATATCAATGTAGTTATTCTCATCCATTGTTGAGAAATGTCTAATCTCAGCAGCTCTCGCAGATCTGATTTTGATAACTGTTCCATTTGGGTAGAATTTACCCTTTGAAGGTAATTCTTCTTGATCTAAAACCATCCACCCTAGAAATTGATCAGCTGATTTATCAGGTCTAGCTTGGCCAAAATTATCCATATTGACTTTACCAAGTCCTTTAGATTCTACAGCCTCTAGCATTTCTACAGCAACATCCTCAACTTCTTGATTTACTGGAGGATTATTGATTTGATCTCTGGCTTCTAACATTGCTTTAGCAGCCTCTTCTTTTTTGTTTAACTCGTCGCTCATTTTATTTGTTATTTAGGTTTTTTACTTTGTTTTTAATAAATGACTGTTGTTCGATAGATTTGATACTTAGTTCTTTTTTTATTAAGTCTCTAATCCACGCACTAACAGATATTGGTCTAGATTCAGTATCTAGTGCTTCATTTAAGATGACACGGTTTACCGATGCCACCTCATCCTCGGTTAAGAGTACCTGAAGCTTTTTTGTTAGTTTATGGTTATTCATAATATTTTGGTATGTTAATAATATATTATATTTATCTTGCAAAAAATAAGAAGATATCGTTAGATACCTTCTTATTAGAATTGTGTGTTTATTAGTTTACTTCTTCAGCATAAACATCAGATCTCCAAGTGATCTCTAATGTTTGTACATCTGCAGCACTATAATCTAAACTGTCTGTGAAACCAAGACCAGATGTGATGAAACAATCATCTAGAGTAATCTTTCTCCAAATGTCACCTTCTCTGTTGAATTGTACGATTACAATTGTTCCTACGTAATTCTTTTTCAAGCCCATTTCACCAGTTTCTGGATTGTATTGTGCTCTGTACCATTGACGTAGAGTCTTGTACAAGTACGCTTGGTTAGAATCGTTTAGGTTCAATGAAAAGTTAACAGTAACATCGATTGACGTATTATCTACCATACCAGCGAATGATCTAGTAGCGAACTTATACTTCTGTTCGATGGCTGCAACTTCCTTATGTAAACCTGCAAGACCTGAGATAGTATTTACGTGTTGTAATAATAACTCTTGTCCAGCTACACCATCAGGAGGTAGAATTGTCACCTCAAACAGGTTAGCCTGTACTGGTTCGAAGTTCTTGCCCTTCTTCTGTGTTTGATCTTCTGAATAATGTGGTAAAGCCATAATTTGTATGTGTTTATTTTATATATCTTATTTTGTTATGCAAAGTTTCCGGTTGCAATTTCTCCCGTGTTCAAGATAGTTACTCTCGATACTAAGATTTCAAGACCTTTAACTGGCTCAACAAAAGTATCTAAGATACCCATATTATTATCGATCACGTCATTGGTGTTGTTTGTTCCGTCCATAATGTTTCTATAGTCGTATACACCTCCGTCTTTCTTCACTGATTCCATAAATGAATCTGCTAAAGTTTTAATCTCTAATCTAGTTTGAGCGTTGTTGAACTCGAATAAGTAGTTCTTCAAGATCTCTGCAAGACCATCTTCAATGTAGATCATCGCTTCTCTCACGTGAGCTGAAGACAACGCTGATTGAATTGATTGCTGTGCAGTCTTATTACCTTTGATAGTTAAACCAACTCCTCTTTCGAATACGATTGGGTTAATACCGAATGGCTCTAAGTTATCTCTGTCATTCTTATCAAATGCAAATTCTAAACCTTGTACACCTGTACCACCTACAATACCTCTTCTTGGACCTGCGATGATTGACCATGGCAATGCGTCTAAGTATTTGTCAATGTAGTTGTTAGATACGTAAGCTGCTGGTGGAATTACTTTAGTTCTTCCGTTCTCAATTACATTAAGACCAGGAGAGTAGTAGAAACCGAAGTTAGCACCTTCGTTAATAGAAGGTAATGTGTAAACTGCAGTTGGGTTAAGTTCTAAGTTACCGCCAGTTGCAACTAATCTTGTATCAAATGCACCTGTGAAAGCATCTTTGAATGAAGGGTTAGTAGCTGCTTTAAATTCTTTCACCATTGGTGCGTTAAGAATTGCAGAAGCATTTTGTCTTTCTTTACAAAGTTGCGTAATTTCTTCTTTGTTAAGGATACCTCCAGCTTCTAATGAACCAAATGTATCAACAACATATCTGAAAGTGATAGCATCTTTATCAAGTAAAGTATTTGATAAACCATTACCTGGCTTTAATTGAGTTAACAATTCAGCGATTGACTTTTCAGTCTGTGTTGCTGCTGCCAGTGGGAATATTGTGTATGTTGTAGTAGACTCTTCATATCTCTTAAGAGAGTAAGCAGGTCTAGAAGATACAGGTCTGTGACACTCGAATGTGTACATGTTAGATCCACCAGCAACTGTTTTAATAATTCTCTTAATTCTTGCTAGTTTACCACCGTCAGCTGGTACGTACATACCTACTGAAACTTCTGACCAGTCAAATGTGTCATTTGCTAAAGTAGCAGATAAAACGAATCTACCAGCACCTGAATCAGTAAATGAATAGTTGTCAGCCAATGTTGGTAACATTACCACTCTTGAGTTAGGCTCAATGTCAGTATATTCAATTGTTGCAGAAGCTGCTCTTAAATAAGCTGTAAGTGAATCAGCTGAAGCAGTTTCGTATGTTGCGCTAAATTCTTCACCACCTGCAGGTACAACTCTTACAACGTTAGTTCCGTTAGCATTGTACAATTCAGTTACTGTAGCGATTTCAACATAATCAACTCCGTTAGCAGCTAATAAGAAGCTACCTGGGATAAGACTACCTGCGGTCAATAATTGACCTGCTGGTTGTATGCCGTCAGTAGGACATGCGATGTGAAGTTCACCATCAACAACTGTAATTGGACCTGCTAAGAATGTTGCAGCAGTTCCAGATGCGTAGTTTTCATAAGTTGAAGACTTAATAGCACCTTCAGCCGTAATAACTACATTAGCACCATCTTGATCAATACTTGAAATTCTAGTGAATTCACCAGCTACTGCTGATCTTAAGAAACCTGCGGTTGAAACACCTAAAGCAGATAAATCTCCCGTTGTTGCTCCTTCTATTGTTAATTCATCACCTGAAACAATCATTACTTTACCAAGTGCGATGTTATCGCTGGTTGCATCTTGTTCAACTCTGTGAGAAAGTACTTTGTAATCTTGGTAGATGTCAAAATTATTACCTACTAAGTCGATTTTTTCTAATGCTTCTTCGTTAACTGCACAGAATAAACCAGTTCTTCTTGCTTCAATATTAATTAGAGTCTCAATGTATAATTGACGACCTTCTTGATCTTGAAATTCAGGAATTAATGAACCAGTGTATTGCGCGATTAAGCTAACTTCTCTTAATGCTGTAAACTTAGCCAATGAATCTCTAAAAAGACCTTTGTTATTAAAGTAAGCACCATAAGTTGGGTCATTGTTTAATACTGCAGCGTCATAGTTACCTTTGAATACAAAAATATCTACCATGTAGTCTGATACGTATTCTAGATCTTCGATACCATCTGGTACATTACCTTCACCATACCATTCTCTTGCTGTCATTTCAAAACCAGCAGTGTTAGCCGCTTGTCTTACGATGATTGAGATTGGCTCTTGTTTGATGTTACCAAAAGTAATTGCGTTATTAGAAGTAACTGAAGTGTTACCTGCAGCTTCTAATGTTTTAAGATCAGATGGAACCCAAAATTTATCTGTATCAAAAATTGAGCTATACTGAACAGAAGCAGTAGTAGCGTCTAGACCCTCTTGAGAAGAGTTTGTTGCTGGTGAAACCAATGCAATTCTATCAGCTGCGTCTGCCGCGGTTAAATTTAATGCCAAGATCGGTCCTCTTGAAAGAGTTTCGATACATGATCTGTGGAAGTACATTCCTTGCTTTTCTAAAGCCTTGTCAATACTACCGAATACTTGAGTAAATTGCTCAACGTTTTCGATGAATACTGGAGTGTTGTAAGGACCTTTTTTAGATCTACCAACAACAAGTCTAATAGTCTCAGCTGGAATATTAACTGTCTGTGATTTATCGAACTCTAAGCGATATACGCCTGAGCTCTTGAACTGTTGTAATTGAGGACTTAATGCCATAGTTGTTCTTATTTATTTTTTTTTACGTTATTATATATATCTACTCTTCTTTTGAAATTTATTTATATTAGGTCATATATGTCATATTGTAAATCTCCATCTGATAAATTATCTTTATACAAAACCTTTTCCATTTCTTCATGTAGGTCAGGATCTATAAAATCTAAAAGTTCTTCTATATAATCTGCATAGTCAGTAGTGTTAAAAAACTCTGTAGAACTAATAACAGTCATTACTGTATCGTCATTCCCCATCTGAGCCCCATAACCACCTCTTGGTAAACCTCCAAAAAGACTTGCTTCATTTATAGTAGTTTCATCTGTTATATTTATTCTATTTATCTTATATAACTTCGCAAAATTCTGACAAAAGATAGCCTTATTGTCGGATTTTATTTTTATACCCGGTTTTAGTGTTTTAGAATCGTGGCGATGTCTAAATTTAACAACCATCTCATCATCAAAATCATTCTTTTGTGGGAAAACAGATCTTAAGAATTGGAATAAAACAGAACCATATGTGTTATACTCTACAATCATCTTAACGTTCTCATTGTAGAATATCTCACATGATAGGGTATATAAGACTTTTGCAAAATCTTCAATAACATGTTCGTTTGATCTAAATATGCCGACTTGATTTATTTTAAAGAAGTCATACATCGCTCCTGGATTTACAGCATTAATAATCTCTTCTTTATTCATCGGTTCTACTTGGAATATATTAATAACCGAGTAGTCACCACCGTTACCTTCTGCAATATCAACTGAAAATACCCAGAAATTCTCTGGATCTTTAGTGGTATCGATATCGAAATCTGGATCCCACGCTAAATGATCTTTAACATCAATTGAAATATAATCAAATTCATCAAAATCATGATAAACATATTTCTTCATACGTTTACGCATTTTCTTAAGATCAATAGGGTCTAATAATAGATTTGATGATGAAACGAATTCATTACCATACTGTCTATTAAATGCTTCAATAGTTCCTAAGTTACCTAATTCTCTCTGGTACCATGCATCATCTCTGTCTGGATGTTCCCACCAGTCGATACGCATTGCTTTGTATTCATTATCACCTCTATCAGCCGCTGCATAGATTTCATAAAATTTGTTAAATCCATTAGGAGTTGATGTAATTGTAATACGGGATACTTTAGAAGCCGAAAGTGTAGGATAAACGTTTTCATAAAATGCGTCCACGATAGTTGGGTGAATGTGTGCAAACTCATCTAAGTATAAGTTATGAATCGTAAATCCAATACCCGCTTTAGATGTGGTAGCTTGTCCAACTAATCTACAACCATTATCACAACGAACATTCATAACGTCATATTTGATAATACCTGGTTTCATAAAGAATGGAACATTCTCAACTACAACCTTTGCTTTATCGATGATTTCTTTTGTAGAATCAGATTTGTTAGCTAAAAGTAAGGTGTTTTTATCAGTATTAAAAATTAAATACCATGCATTAAAGATGGATGCTGTAACGGTTTTACCCATCTGTCTAGATGCAAGTACAATGTTGAACCTTTCATTTTGAAAGTTTCTTAACATTCTTTTTTGATACTCTCTAAGTTTTACTTGCTGAATACCGTTATCGGTCATTACTACTGCATATCTCTCTGCGAAATAGACAATATCAGTAGCACATCTGGCTAATTCTGTAACCTCCTCATCGGTGTATTCGAAAACAATATTTCCTTTACGTAAAAAGTTTTTACCTTCATAAAAAGGCATGGCGACCTTAGGTCTAAAACCCTGGTCCATTGCTACCATCAGATCATTAACTTGTTTAGTGGACCAAACAATCTTTTCTGATGCAACATCCCCTTCTTCTTTCGGGATCCATTTATTATCTCCTACGTAATCTGACATTATTCTTCTGTAGTTTCTTCAATATCTTCAATATCTTCTAAGGCCTCTTTTTTAATACCTGCTTGAATTGCAGCCATTAGATCTTTAGTACCTCTTTGGATATTTTTATCTCTAACATCTCCGCCCGAAGCCTCAATTTCTTTGACATCATCTCTTTTCTTATAGATTTCAATATCACGTGCAATACGCTTTGTAGATTCCTCAGAAGCCATTAGGTACATTGTTTGTGATTTGATAATATCTAACATTGATTTCTGTAAAGTAGCAAGTACTTCAAACATACGAGGTGCTAATTCCCCGTCATCGATTGTTTGTAAAAGTGTGGTTAGTGCTCTCTCACCTGCATTCAATTGATAGATCAAGGAACTCATTGTCATTTCATCCATCTTTTTCTTTGCGGCAATATACTCGTCCTTTTCAATAATATCTGCATCGAGATAAAATTTCATAAGGGCTGTTATAGTCTTTTGTGCCTTCTTAGTTGCATTAGACTTTAATTCTTCATAACTGATTCTAGGAGCCAGATCAGTTCTTGGTTGTTTCATTGGTAAATCCACTGGATCGCTTTCAACGTCCAACATTCCGGTATCTCCTATTAAATCGTCTAACTCTCTGCGGATTTGATCCGCTTGTTCAGATATATTCTTTTTCTTCTCTTCGCTCATAAAAGTATTATTTATAGGTTATATATCAACCTATCTCAGATGCGACTATCTTGCTTGATTATATCGTCTCAATTGAATAGAAGGAACTGCGTTGTCAATAACGGTTGCTAATTGATTATCCCTAACAACATATTGCTGTAATACATTGAGTCTTTGTTCTAATTCGATTGGCTTTTTAAATAGCCTAACATTAGTTAATTTCACTTGACCTGGCATAAGAGCCCATTGCTTGTCAGTAGACCAACCATATGATGAAATATCTATTGTACTATTAGCTATGCTAGTAATACTTTCTTGCGTTGAATTAGAAGGTATAAAATTATTACCAGGTTCTAATCTATATACGTTAGTTGATATTTGATTATATTTATTATTTAGATTAAAGACTAAACCGTACCATGCATCGGATGTAATTGGAGTATCGTATGCTACATTGTGTGTATCGCCATTTAACTGTACAACAACATGATCTTTAGTAGTCGATAACTTTAAACCTTTGCCATCAATCAAACCATCTAATAATGTAGCCATTGGATTAATTGTAGTTAAATTAGGTTTAAACCATAAAGTAACTGCCATATTATCATTACTTGCTAATACAGATTTTCTTTTATAAACTACAGCTTCGATACCAACATCTTTAATACTGCTAAGATCATAAGTGTTCTTACTAATAATAGTCCATTTATTTCTAATTTCAGTATCTAATATAGAAAGGCTATTATGTATTCTATCTCTTATACCATCGCCAACTGGGCTAAATATTGTTTGATATTGTTCAGGCTTTGCAACTTGGGCATATTCTTGTTGAATTTCTTCACCAAATACTTCGTCAATTCCTGTAATTAAATCATCTAATTCTTGTTCGACTATAGTATCTGTTTGAATAGTACTGGTTCTCTCTTCATATTTTCTGAGCATTACTCTCCAATATGTTTGTTCCATATTGAATTCATCTGCAAAAGTAACAGCACTAACTTCATACATTCTATTCATTAATGGAAAATAAAGATAGTCTCTCATTCTAGGGTGTAATCCTGTACCAAATGCTGATTCAAATTCAGTTCTAGTAACATGTATCTCGAAATCTTCAAATCCCATACCATACATGTTGAATTCAAAATTATTAGATGGCATCTCATTATCCGGAACCATTATTTTAAATTCACCACTTTCTTTTACATTATAAAGTGAATACTCCATTAAGATTACGTCTCTTGATCTCTGATCTGGTTCTACTCTAAAATATTTTACAGGGTGCCCAAAAATGCTGGTTGATAAATCTGTGATTTGTTTGTATAATTGAGTCGGTTTCTGTAAAGCATATGGGTTATACAAATTCTCATTACATGCTACTACAATATTAGCACAACCATTCATTGCATATGGATCTGTGCAATCTGTACAATATTCGGGGCATGATATAATCTCTCCTGCTTCAGTTTGTCTAACAAACTCAATACTTAATAAAGATAATGAATGTGCAGTAGAAAGTCGATTAACTGTAAATCCTATTGTGATCCAAAGCGGTTTAGTTGGATCAAATACCAGGCCTAGTAAATCAGAAGGTCCAGTTCCAAGTGTAAGCGGTCTATATTCAGACATTACACCGCCTTCACTACCAATTGGTTCTTGTGACCATTTAAACTGATAGTCAAAAAAGTTATTAGCATCAACTGGTTTATAAAATTTAAGACCAGTGCCGGTAATTGGTGCAGGTTCAGTTATAGTAAAAGTATTAGCATCAATAATAGCATCAACTTCATATTCTACGTTACCTACGATAATTTTACTACCATGTATTAGATCTAAATTGGTTCTATATCCAACTACAACAGTACTACCAGTAGTCATGCTTAGACCACCTATAGTATTAGGTGAGCTTACACCAACTACTACTTTCCATAAATTAATACCTACTGTATCTTCATATGGAGTTATTAGCTTAGCGTAGAATGAATCACCTATTTGATCTGCTGTAAAATTATTTACCATTAATATCGTGACGAACTCGTCTTATTTTTATTTATATATCCGAGTTTCTATCGGTGATTAAAAGCATCTCTGGATCGTCTGCCTCATACTGTTCTAATTTTTGAATAATATTGTTTAT